GGCAAGTCTCCAACGGCCGGGCCGCTGACCCATGCGGCCACCGACTCACCGAAAAACCGCATCGTGCCCGCCAGCGCGGCGATCCCGTTCGCTGTGGCGATAGCCGCCTCGCCGATACCCCGGAGCGCATCCGCTAGCCCGTCGCGGAACGCTGGGTCTTTCGCCATCGAAACCACCTGCCCGGACAAGTCGCTCAGCACCGGCAGCAGTTGCGCTCCGGCCTCAATTGCCGCTCCACGAACAGCGGCGCCCATGCGTGTGAGGTTGTCGTTGAATTCCTCCGCCGCCCTCCCCGCCTCGCCAGAGATCACCAGCCCCAGCCGCTCGGCCTCGATACGCATCTCGGCCAGCCCTGTCGCCCCGCCATTCAGCAGCGGGATCAGGTCGGCCCCCGATCTGCCGAGCAACTCGACCGCGAGCGCGGTTTTCGTCGCCCCGTCCGGCAGCGAGGCGAACACGTCCGCCAGATCGGTCATCACGTCAGCGGAATTGCGCAGCGTCCCGTCCGCGTTGATCGCCGCAACGCCGATCGACTCGAACAAGTCGACGTACCGCTCGGTGCCCCGCGCCGCCTCCGCCTGTGCGCGCACCAGGCGCGTCATGCCGGCCTGCAATTGGCCTACAGATACGTCGGACAGCTTCGCGGCGTATTGCAGTGCCGAAAGCGCCTCAGTGGTAGTGCCGATCTTCTGTGCCGTTTTACTGATCTGGTCCATCTCGTCGATGGCACCCTTGATCGCGTAGGCGGCCCCCGCCGCCGCCGTTGCCAACGACGCGCCGATCACCTTTGCAGCCGCATTCGCCTCGGACTTCATGCGCCGGAACGCGCGTTCCGACTCTTTCGACGCCCGCTTGATGTCCGTCTCGAACCGGCCGGTCAGCGCCTCGAGGATGACTGATATTTTCATTTCAGCAGCTGCCTCATGATGGCCAGATCGGTTTCGGTGTACCCATCCCCGGCGTCGCGCCAGGCATCGCGGGCGAGCAGGAAATCAGCAGCTCGCGGCGCGGGCGATCCAGGCGCACGGTGGACCGCGACGTAGTTGGCTGTCAGTTGCGCCAGCCCGAGCTCGATACGCTCCTCTGGCAGCGGCTCGCGGGTCAAGAACTCAGCATACACCCGCGTGACCCAAAGTGGCCACATCATGACCTCGTGGACGGGCCGGCGCATGATCAGCGACAGACGCACCAGCCACCTATGCCATTCGTCCGCGAGGTCTAGCCGTTTCCCTCGTCGTGCACCTTGCGCGCAAGCTCGACCAGCTCATCGATCAGCCACGACGGGTCGGACTGCAGATCCTTCAGCGCGCGATACACCGCCTGCCCGTCCTGCGTGCACAGCGTCATCACCACCATGCGCTGCGAGCGTTCTGCGGACTGCGCCAGGTCCACCTCCACCACAGACGCCGATTCGCCATTGCTCTTGACCACCTGCCCGCGTAACAACTCCACCCGCTGGCCTGCGGTGAGCGGTTTCCACCACGTCGGGACGGTTTTTCCGCGCACCGATAACTCGCGCTGGATCAGCGATGCATCGATCAGATCATCGAAGTAGCTCATCACTCACACCTCAGGAACCGGACACCCGCCGGATGCGCCACGGCGAGACAGCACAGAGCCAGCGGGGCCGGAATCCAGATCGCCGTTATGGATCGCCGTTCCGCCTGTTATGGCCAATCCCACGCCACCGCGCCGGAGCGCTGGATCACCAGAGAACCGCGCACGATCTCGTTCGTCTGAATGTCGATCGTCACGTCTGCGACGTAGCCCAGGAACTCGGCCGTGGTCGATCCTGCCGACACCAGCCGATCATCCGAGTCCACAGACGTGGGCACAGTGCCCGCGTTCACGGCGTCCGAGAAAACGACCATCCAGCTAATCACGGTGCCTGCGTCGCGCAGCAGCATGAGTTCCTGGTGCGATGCGGCGTCCGGGTCGAAATTGAACGGGACCGTGATTTGCCCCGGATTCAAAAGCCCTTGCACGAACGTGCGTTCGGTGGCATCAAGGCACGTCGTGTCGATCTGATCGGCCGCACCCCCAAGCCCCTGGATACCGGTCGGGCAGGTGACGTACATGATCACCACGCCATCGGCGTCGGAGCTGGATGCGGATGCGGGCGACGCGAAATACAAGCGCGTGCCTTGGGTCTTCAGGGTGCTCATAGATGTTTCCTCAGAAAATGCGCACGCGCGCGACCACGGCAGGCACATGCCTACCGAATTCGGGGTATCGGGTGGTTGTTGTCAGCTAGATGAGCTGGTTGCGTCGAAACGCGCGGTCCAGAACCGGAACGTCATCGCCAGCCATGCGCGCAACGTTTCCGGGTCCCTGCCGGTCATTGGTACGTCTTCCATATGCGCCTCAGGCTCGAGGCAATCGCGCACAGCCTGCCCAATGGCATAGATGGCCTGTGCGTCATCGCTCCATACGCGCACGCGGACCACGATGCTGTCCGTATCAGGGACGGCTGTGAGGTTGTTTTCCGGCGCACCGCCCATCACGTCCCATGTGACATAAGGCACTGTGACCCGCTGCGGCGCGTAGCCGTGCGGATAGATGCGCTCATCCACATAGCCGGCCACCGTTGACGACGCGGAGAGCAGCTCAAAAACCGGCGGATACATCAGGTTCGTGCCCCGTTTCGCTTGGCCAACTTCTTCACTGCCCGATCAATTGCGCGAGGCAACTCCGTGGCAAACACCTGCAGCGCCTCGCCCTTTTTCGCCTCGAACGCCGGGCGCATCCAGGGCATCGCCCTTCTGCGTTCGGTCCCCGCCTCCAGCATGAACAGCACGTCGTTGGTTTTCAGGTCCGCCCCCTTGCGGCCCTTGCGCTGGATGGTCCGGTTTGGGTAGCGCTGCGACCTGACGGAGACAATGAATGCCTCGCCCCGCTGCTTGTTCAGCGGGCGCACGCGCTTGATGCGGATCGATTTTTTTGCCAGGCCGGTTGAAACGAAACGTCCATCGACGTTCGGCGTATCGACGATCTCCTGCACATTGGCCATCGCCTGTTTTTGGATGATCACCGCGCCTTTCCTGAGCGCCGCGCGCACCGGCCCGCCGTTCTTGCTCACGACTTCTGCCGGCAGTTCGCGCAGCGTTTTCAGCACGCTTTCGAGGCCTTCGATGCGAACAAGGTCAGTTGCCATACTGATACGCCTCCGCGTCGCCACCCACCCACTCGCGCAGCAGATCGCCGTGCGGGTCCGCGCGGCCGTGAAACGAATCGCTGTGCCCCGCACCTATGCCGTCGCGCCCTGGCATACCCTTGATGCCGCACACCCGCGCGCCCCGCACCAGCCGGCGCAGCCCCTGGAATGAGCGCCACAACTCCAGATCGATGAACTTTTTCCGCCGTCCCACGACGCGCCTGAATACCGCAGTCCCGGGGCCGCACGTCGCCGTGCTGCACAGGCTGGCGTGGCGCCGGTTGTCCAACTGCCGGCCCACTGCGCGTCCTACGTGGTAGTACCGCGCGAACGATTCCCCGACCATGTGTACGCGGTGCGTGGCAAACTGGTCCGCCACCCACTCCAGATAATCGGGCGCGTACCAGTCGTCGTCCTCGATCACGATCAGCGGGTCTGCGCCCGTGACCGCCGTCAGGCCTGCGATGAGATTGCGGGCCTGCGTGTTCTGCCCCGGCTCCCAGCGCGGAGACGGGCGAATAATAATCACGTCCCAACCAGGCCGGCCAAACGTGACCGGCTGCGGCTCGACTCCATCATCGACAATGACCCACCGCACAGCACCAGCATAGGTCTGCCGCGCCATCCATCGCTCACACAGCGCCCACGCGGCCGGACGGCAGCCTGTGGCGGTGAGCAGTTGCAGCGTCATAGCACGGATTCCAGATCCGCCATCCGAAAACAAGCCAGCGACGTGTGGCGCGAGCAATTCACCACGTCCACGCCAAGCCGCACATAATCCCGCGCCGCCTCCGCAAACCGCTCAGACCACATCGGCCAGTTGAACGCCTTTCGGTACTCATCCGGGTGCTCGCCGTGCCAGTGCGCACCTGCGGCGGCTGACTGGTCGAAGCCCAGCATGACGATCTGTGCCGCGCCGAACTGGAGCGCGAGGTTCATCGCCGCATACCCGCTGTTTCCTCCCCACGCCAGCACGCCGGGAACCCGCGATACGCCCCGCACCCGCTTGTCATACGGAATGGATCGCACGCCGACATGGCGCCACGTCGGGTGGCCGCACCAGATCTCGCCCCGTGCGTGCTGCGCCATTTCAGACAACTGAGCAGCGAGGAGATCATGGTCGTTGGTGTAGTGCGCGTCCGCCCACGGGGCGAGCCGCCACGTGCTGTTGACCGTCATAACTCGAGCCTTGCCGCGCACGTACTCCGCATCGGCTGCGGTCATGCCCGGGCCGCTGGCCAGCACGACCACCGTCTGTCCACTCCAACGCATCCACTCCGTCACGGCCGCGCGACCGCAAACAGGTGCCGTCCGCGAACAGTGCGGCAACGCACGATGCGGAAGTACCGCATCAGCCGCCTGCGCCACCATGCCGGTGGGAATACTGACAGGTGCAACGTGTCCCCGATCTGCGAACCAAAGTGGTCGTCAAACAGCGCGATTTGAAAATAGCACGCCTGGCGCGTGCGCTTGGCGATGCCCTGCAACGCCGCCTCGACATGCTCAGGCGGCAAATGTTCCATCACGTCGGCGCAGTACCCGTAGTCCGTCCGCCCCAGATCAGGCGGCAGATCCCACAGGCACGCGCGCACGAACGGCAGCGCGCCGCCGTACGCGTTATCCGCGATGTCCACGCAACGCACGATAAACCCGAGCGCTGAAAGCGCCTCGGCTGCCGCCCCCGTTCCGCACCCCCAGTCCGTGACGCTCGCCCCCCGCGACGCGCGCAGCACGCGGAGTGCGTCTGGGAGGTGACGCAGCCCCGGGGAGCGCTCCCGGTACTCCGGCAGATTCCATATCTGCTGATACTTCGCGCGTTCCTCAGCCTCGCGCACGCAACGCCTCCTCGATCGTCATACGCGGCCAGTCCAGTGCGGTGGCGCGAGAACAGTTGACGTACTCCACCCCTGCGGCATCCAGCCGCGTGCGCAACTCACTGAAGCGCACCAACCACCTGTCCACGGATGTCTGACGCGCGTTGCCGAGTGGTCTAGGATGGTCCGCATGATGATGCGCCCGCCCGCCCGTATGCTGTAGGTCGTAGCCGAGCATCAAGACGCGCGACGCCCCACCGTACTGCGCCAGACTGATCGCGCCAGCGCCAGAGTTGTTGTACGGACGAAACCCGGACACGCCCTTCATCGCAGCAAGACGGTAACGGACCGGCATCAGGTGCATACCCACACGCGCACCAGAGAACGTGCGTTCGATCTCCGGCAGATAGTGCTGCCAGAACCCGCGATCCATCGCGTACAGCACCGCCGCCCACGGCGCAACGCGGAACGTGCAATTGACTGCAATGACCACATGCCCGGACATCTGCACCGTTGCCACATCGCCTGGCGTGAGCGACGGGCCGCTCGCGAGACATACGACGGTCTGCCCGCGCCACAGGCCCGCGAACTCAGCCGCCGCCCGGATTGACGCCTTCGCCGACGGCAAACGTGATGAACTCACGGCCCGAATCCTGATCGGCCAGCACGCCGACGATCTGATAGACCTTGCTGCCATGCGTGACGCGCCAGCTGGCGTCTACGTCGCTCCGATGTCGAATGACGATCCGCGCCGTCACGCGGGACTGGCGTTCGTCCGCTGCGATGAAGTCACGCACAGAAATCGGCTCGATCGCGGCCCATACGACCGCTTGATCCGCCCACACCGTAGCCAGCGCCCCTGTGGCGGTGTCCTGATCCAGCACGGGCGACTGCAGTGTGACGCGCTTGTTCAGCCGCCCCGCCGCGAGCGTCATGCGATCACCGGGTCGCGCAGCGCGTAGAGCATGGCCGTCACTGGGGCGGGCAGATAGCCGGGCTGGAATGCCTCGTCAGCATTTTGGTCACGGTTTCGGTACATCCACGCGGTCAGATACAACGTGGCCATGCGCACCACCGCGGGCACGTCCGCCACGATGCCGTCCGACGATTCAAGCACAGGCTCACCATCCGAGTCATACCCCAGTACAGTTTCAGCCTGCGCGCCCAAATAATTCACGACGGCCGCGCTCGCCGCCTCGATCAGCACAGTGAGCAGATCGTCGTCGTCGTCCCCATCGCGGCGAACGTAATCGCTCGCGGCCTGCAGGCTGACCAGCATCACTTGGCATCCCTCCCGTCACGGCCCTTTTTCACCGCGAGTCGCCAGTCAGGCGAGCCGTCGCCGGGCTTGGTGGTCGTCGCACGCAAAGCCACCCAGAGGCTACCGCCGTACGTCACGGCATCGCCGCCGTCGTACTGGTCGCCCTCGCGGAATACGCCGCGGTAGAGCAGCGACGGCGAGCGCAGCGTCTGCTCTACCACCTCACCATCCGTGTGCGTCAGGCGAATGCCCAGCGTGCGGAGATCGTCCGACGGCACCACTTCCGTCTGCGCCACGCCACGCAGGATCACACGCCAGCCGGCGGCGGAGAGTGATTCGCCGATAGGTCCAGTCCGGCGCGTGGCCTTGATCAAACCGCCGCGATACGCCGCGACTGTGCCGCGAGGGTAGGCCTTCTGCGGATCGATGGTGTCGAGGATGTCCACCTCAAGCGCGTCGCGGCCGTCGGCACCGTCCTTGCCATCAATACCGTCATGGCCGTCCTTGCCGTCCTTGCCGTCCTTGCCGTCGCGGCCAACGGGGATAGACGCCACCGCCGCCGTAATGTCAACAATGGCGTCGGCGTGCGTGGCAACCTTCTGCTCCAGATCAGACAGCAAGGCCTCGACGGCACCCCATCGTCCGGCCTTCTCCATCACGACGCTGAGCGTGCGCTGCTCGACGCCCTGCACGTCAGCCAGCCCGCGCTGGATCTGCTGTTGGATGTCCGCGAGCCGTGCGGCGAGCGCAGCATCGACGGCAGCGCGGATCGCGTCCCCGATGATTTTAACGTCGTGCCGCATTGATGATCCCCATGATAATCGGTACGGTTTCGAGCAGATCTCGATCATCGAACAGCGCCAAATGAGCTGGCACAGGCTCGATTTCTGGATCGCGCGGCTTGCCGCCAATCGGCGCATCGATACCACCTGCCACGGCCCCCGCTGCCGACACCTCCATCGCGCCGAGCGACAGGCCTGCCGCGCCTGTGATCGTCACCGCACCGGAGGCGGCTGCGAGCACGTCGGAGAGCGCGACGGAGAGGGCACCACTGATCGGCGACGATCCGACGGCGCCAGAGCCGGACAGCCCGACATCGGCCAGCGCGACCGCCGACGAGCCCGCGACGGCGACCGCGCCAGACGCACTGATGCCGACCGCCGCAAGCGTGCTGCT